GGTAACGGAGCGCAGGTCGATATTCTCGTAGATATAAGTTTTTTTTATGATAGCCCCATTTGACATAAGTAAAAATGTATGGTAGGGTCTATTCGTGGCTAGGGGGATACCCTGAAAAGCTAGTACCTGATTAGCCTGCCACTATTTTTTCAGGTCTATCTACAGGGGATATTATGGCATCACAAAAAACAATAGCAGTTCACCTTTTTCTAACCTCATCTAGGGTTAGCGATCTCCAGAATATGGGGGTAATTGCTAGAGGTTGTGAGGTTGATACCGCCAGAGAGCAATACATTAATTTCTTGCGGGATGCGGCAGTTAAAAGACAAGCCACAGTTGGCGGTCAAGATCTACAAGAAGAGCAGACAAGGCTCGTCCACCATAAAGCTAACATTGAGTCCATTAAGGAGGAGGAAAAAGTAGGTAGCTTAATTGCTGCTGATAGTGTTAAGACTGAGTGGTTGAGTATGGTAATGGCGATGAAGGCTAAAATACTAGGACTCGGCAAAAAGGTGGCTTCAACAGGACTAGGGATCACCAACTACACAGAGATGGAGGAGCTGGTGGACTCTTATGTGAGGGAGAGTTTAGAGGAGCTATCAAAAGATGAGCGATAGCCAAGAGGAGGTCAAGAGCTACAAAGAGGTTTTAACAACTATTAGAGCGCGGGTAATGGGGGCGTTAAAGCCACCAGCCCGATTAGATGTTAGTGAGTGGGCTGATTCACATATGCACTTATCCCCAGAGGCAAGTTCTGAGCCTGGCATCTGGCGAACTTCCAGAGCGGAGTACCAAAGGGGTATGATGGATGCAGTAAGTGACAAGACGGTAGAGACGGTTGTAATTATGTCCTCTGCCCAGATTGGCAAGACCGCTATTACTTTAAATATGATAGGGTACTATGTTCATCAAGACCCCTCGCCAATGCTGGTAATCCAACCTACTCTTGATATGGCTCAGACTTTCAGCCGAGATAGGCTTGCCCCTATGGTCAGAGATACTCCTGTTTTAAGTGGGTTGATTATGGATAGCAAATCTAGGGATTCAGGCAACACTATACTGAAAAAGCAGTTCCCAGGTGGTCACATCACAATGGCAGGAAGTAATAGCCCCGCATCCCTTGCTTCTCGACCTGTAAGATTATGTATTTTTGATGAGGTTGATAGGTTTCCCATTTCAGCAGGAACAGAGGGCGATCCTGTTATGTTGGGAACTAAGCGTACAACCACATTCCATAACCGTAAAATCTTAATGGTATCAACTCCTACAGTTAAAGGTGCTTCACGAATAGAGACCGCTTATGAGGACTCTGACAAAAGAGTGTTCAAGGTACACTGCCCCCACTGCAACGAGCCGCAGCAACTAAAATGGGGTAATATAAAGTGGGACAAAGATAAACCAGAAGATGCTTATTATGTTTGCGATGAGTGCGGAGGTGTTATAGAGCATTCTGCAAAGTCCGTTATGCTAAGGCACGGGTTTTGGGAGAGAACGGGCAAAGCGGGCAAGGTTGCGGGGTTTCACTTGTCCGAACTTTACTCTCCTTGGCGTAGTTGGGGGGATATGGCAGTAGACTTTCTCTTTGCTAAGAAGAACAAAGATACTCTACAGGTGTGGATCAATACAGCCCTTGGTGAAACTTGGGAAGAAGACGAGGGGGACGGTGTGGAATACGAATATGTTTATACCAAGCGAGAAGAGTACGAGTTTGACCCACTCCCAGAGGGGGTATTAGTAATTACAGGTGGCGTAGATGTACAAGGAGACCGATTAGAGCTGGAATTACTCGGTACAGGATTGAATGAGGAAACTTGGTCACTTGGGTATCATGTAGTGCCAGGTGATCCAGGGCTTGCTACTACTTGGGATGCACTTGACGATATATTAGCTCGTAGATTTAACCACCCAGCAGGCGTTAGTTTGTCAGTAGCGGCTGTATGTGTAGATAGTGGAGGACACCATACGCAAGCCGTGTATGACTACACCCGAAAACATACTAATAGATTTGCTATTAAAGGTCAGTCTCAAGCAGGAAAGCCGCTGGTTGGCAAACCGACTAAAACCAACAAGGGGAGAATAGCGCTATATCCACTAGGTGTAGATGCTGCTAAAGATTTAATTTTTTCCCGACTAAAGATTGATGAGTTCGGTGCTGGGTATTGCCATTTCCCAATGAGCTATGACAAGAACTACTTTATGGGGCTATGCTCAGAGAAGAAAGTCAGGAAGTTTGTTAAGGGGGTTGCTAGGATGGAATGGAAGAAAACTAGAGTGCGCAATGAGCCCTTAGATTTAAGGGTTTACGCTTTGGCAGCCTTTAGGATGCTTAACGCCAACATGAAGAGGATCAGTAAGAAGATAAATGGCGAGGCAGAGGCAGAGCCAGAGATAGAGCCTATTAATATTGAAATAAGGCAACAAGAATCAGCACTTATAGCGCAGGTTAAACCAAAAAGAGGTCGAATGAAGAAAAAAACAGGGGGATTTGCTAAAAGGTGGTAAAAAACACTTGACAAAATGAAAAAGCGCAAGTTACATAGAGGCAATGGCTAATTTATTTGATTCTGACAACTATGCAACTACAGAACCTTACGAGTTCACTGCTGGCGACCGCGTAGCGTGGAAGCGTACTGACTTAGGTACAGATTACGATAATAGCCTTTATACGCTAACCTACGAGGCTAAGAGTGACCAAGCTGGCAGTGCCAGTGTCACAATAACTGCCACAGCATCAGGTAGTGATTACCTTATTGAGATACTCCATAGCACTACCGCTGGATATACAGCAGATGGCTACCATTGGGATGCTTACATCACAAGAGATAGTGATAGTGCTAGAGTTAAAGTAGACTCTGGCACTTGGATCGTAAAGGAAAACCTAGACGGCTCAACAGTAGACCCTAGAGGTCATACACAGAAAGTATTAGAAGCTATTGAGAGTGTCATTGAGGGCAGAGCTTCTAAAGGGCAAGAGAGTCTAACCGTTGAGGGTATGACTTTAGTTAGAACTCCTATTGAAGATCTACTTGTCCTGCACTCAAAGTATAAAGCTATGTATGCCCAGGAAAAGAGAGCAGAACGGGCTAGGAATGGTAAAAAGCACTCTGGTAAAATATACACGAGGTTTGCATAATGTGGTTTAAGAAAGAGCCTACCAAGAAGAGACGCACTATTCGCAAAGTAAATGTCCGTGGGTTTGCCGCTGCGGAAGATAGCAATATCTTGTCGGACTTTAAGGGCACTTCAAAATCCATAGATGCTGAATTGTCCTCGGGGCTTCGCAAGATGCGTATGCGCTCTCGCACTCTTTCGCAAGACAATGACTACGCTAAGAAATATCTAAGCATGGTGCGTTCCAATGTTGTTGGCGCATCAGGCTTTATGCTACAAGGTAAAGCTAAAAAACCAGACGGTAGCTTAGACCAAACCGATAATGAGTATATTGAGAAGTCATTTAAGAAGTGGGGGTCTTACACCACTTGCACGATGAGCAAAAAGTTGTCTTGGGGCGATGTACAGAATCTGTTTATTGAGACAGTAGCAAGAGATGGAGAAGCCTTATGTGTTATTGTCTACGGTAAGGATTTGCCTTACGGTATGGCGCTACAGATGGTTGACATTGACCTATTAGATGAGTCATATAATGTTAGGCTAGATAATGGCAATCAAATCCGTATGGGCGTTGAGCAGGACAAATATGGCGCACCTGTAGCGTACCATTTACTGTCTGAGCATCCAGGCGATGATTCTGTTTACACTTATATGCAGAAAAGGTACAAGAAAATACCAGCTAGTGAGGTAATTCACGCCTTTATATCAGAGAGACCTGGGCAATCAAGAGGTGCGCCTTGGATGCACACTGCTATTCGCAGATTGAATATGCTTGGAGGAATGGAGGAGGCAGAATTAGTGGCTTCCCGCGTTGCCGCCAGCAAGATGGGCTTTTTCACCTCCCCAGATGGTGATGGCTATGTAGGGGATGACGAAGAGGAAGAGGAGGGGGCATTAATATCGGATGCAGAGCCTGGGGTATTTGAGCAACTCCCAGAGGGTGTTAGCTTCCAAACTTTTGACCCACAGCATCCATCCACAGCATTTGATTCATTCGTAAAGACCGTGCTAAGAGGTGCGGCAAGTGGGCTAAATGTAGCTTACAATACTTTAGCGAATGATTTGGAGGGTGTTAGCTTCTCATCTATCCGCTCTGGAACAATTGAAGAAAGAGATCAATGGAAGCAGAAGCAGTCTTGGATGATAGAGCATTTCTGTATGCCTGTATATTTAGCGTGGTTGAAGAGTGCTATATTGTCAGGCAAACTAAATCTGCCAATGGTGAAGATTGAGAAGTTCGAGGAGGTTATATTCCAATCTCGTGGGTGGAACTGGGTTGATCCAAGATCTGATTCCATAGCTAACGAGATGAGTATTAAGATGGGTGTAACAACTCGCTCTGAGATTGCTGCTGCACAAGGCAAGAACTTAGAGGATATATTCGAGCAGTTAAGCAAAGAGCAAGAGTTAGCGGATAAGTATGGATTAGACATTACGGGAGAAAAGAAAGATGAGCAAAAAGACGAACAAGACGATTGAGGCAGGAGTTCTCCACAGAGGGTTCAGCTTTGACCGTGAAGCAATAAGTGAAGAGGGTAGGACTGTAGAGATAGCCTTTTCATCCGAAGAGCCAGTTGAGCGCTGGTTCGGTAACGAGATTTTAGACCACTCTAAAAGTTCAGTAGACCTTGGCAGGTTGAAAAATGGAGGAGCGATCTTGGTAGACCACGATCCAGCAGATCATATTGGAGTAGTGGAGGCAGTAAGCATTGATGGCGACAAGCGAGGTCGCGCCACTGTACGCTTTGGGAAAAGCAGTAGGGCGGAAGAGATTTGGCAAGATGTTGTTGATGGAATCCGACATAATGTGTCAGTTGGGTATCGTATTAACAAGATGATTTTAGATAGTGAAGAGGAAGGCGCTGAGACATATAGAGCAACTTCTTGGACACCACACGAGATCAGTTTTGTAAGCGTGCCAGCAGACAGTAGCGTTGGAGTTGGACGAAAAGAGACCAATGATAAGCGGTCTATCACTATTGAAAACCTTTATGAGGAAAAGAAAATGAGCAAAGAAAAAGTAGAAGTAACATCTATTGATGTAGATGCAGAGCGTGCAGTAATTCGCAAAGCAGAGCTTAGCCGCATTGGCGAGATTGAGGCATTAGGCAACAAGTTTGAAGCTAAAGATATGGCTCGTGACTTTGTTAACCAGGGTAAAGATGCAGACGACTTCCGTTCCGCACTACTAGAGAAGATGGGTAACGCAACTGCAATCACTGAGTCAGCAGATATTGGTATGACTGACACAGAGGTTCGTCAGTTTAGCTTTATGAAAGCAATTAATGCTTTAGCTAACCCAGGTGATCGCAGAGCACAAGAGAACGCCTCTTTCGAGTTTGAGACTTCACGAGCTGCTGCTGAGAAGTATGGCAAGAATCCACAGGGTCTTATGATTCCAATGGATGTACTTAAAGGACAGCGCGATCTTAATGTAGGCACTGCTACCGCAGGTGGTCATACAGTTGCTACAGACCTTTTGGCTGATAGCTTTATTGATAAGCTAGATAATGCAATGGTTGCTACTCGTGCAGGAGCTACAGTACTCCGTGATCTACAGGGTAATATTGCTATTCCTCGTGCTACTGGCGGAGCTACTAGCTACTGGGTTGCAGAGTCTGGTGCAATTACTGAGTCAGCGGCAGCGTTTGACCAAGTAACAATGTCTCCTAAGACAGTTGGAGCATTTTCTGATGTTAGTCGTAAGCTATTGCTTCAAAGTTCTGTTGATGTTGAGAGCTTCGTTCGTAATGACCTTGCTCTTCGTCTTGCACTTGCTATTGACAACAAGGCATTTGAGGGTGACGGCACAAGCAACACTCCAACAGGCGTAGTTAACGCTACAGGCGTTGGTTCTGTTGCGTTTGCTTCTGCTACTGCTGGTGCAGCGACTTGGGGTGAGATCATTGATATGGAGAGTGAAGTTTCACAAGATAACGCTCTACTAGGCAATCTTTCATATATCACTAATGCCGCACAGATGGGCTACCTAAAGCAGACTAAGAAAGACTCTGGTTCTGGTATCTTCCTCGTTGAGGGTAGTCAGCTTAATGGCTATAATGTGCTAGTATCTAATCAGATTTCTACTGCTGGACAGATG